ATTGAACATAGAACAACTGCCGTGTAAAGTTATTCCTGAATACTTCAGCTTAGAACAAATAAAGGCTATCATAATAAAGGATAATATTAGTTTTGGTAGTGACGATGTAGATGCTTTGGCGAATGAATGGGATGTGGCAGATTTAGTTGACTGGGGTTATGAGTTTTCTAATTTTGAGAGTGAAAATGAAGTCATAGAACTTGAAGCAAAGGAAGATGACTTTGAAATACCAAACGAAATAAAAACCGATATTGTTATTGGCGATTTATTTGAGATAGGCGAACATCGTTTACTTTGTGGCGATAGTACGGATAGCGACCAAGTGGCAAAGCTAATGAATAAAGAAAAGGCGGATATGGTTTTCACTGACCCGCCTTATGGAGTAAGCTATCAATCAAATATGCGAACTAAGAGCGAAAAGTTTGATGTATTAGAAAATGACAATGTATTTATAACTGAATGGATAAATAATTTACCATTATTTTCAAAAGGATTTGTATTTATTTGGACAAGTTGGAAAGTATTAAAACAATGGATTGAGTTTTGTGAACCAATAGGAGAATTATCTAATATGATTATTTGGGATAAAGGCGGTGGCGGTATTGGTGATTTAAAAAAAACATTTTTAACGGATTTTGAAGTTGCTTTAGTTTATCATAGGGGTGCAGAAATAAAAGGTAAAAGACTTGGTAGTGTTTGGAGTGTTGGTAAAGATGCAACTTCTACATATTTGCATCCTACACAAAAACCTATTGAATTATCTGCAATAGCAATAGAAAATATTACTAATAAAAATGAATTGATTTTAGATTTATTTCTCGGTTCTGGTTCAACAATGGTAGCATCACATCAACTTAAACGTAAATGCTACGGTATGGAATTAGACCCTAAGTATTGTCAAGTTATTATTGATAGAATGCGTAAACTTGACCCTACATTAAAGATTAAAAGAAACGGAATAGATTATAACAATTAAACAAAAGTAAGATGTACAAATTCAAAGGACAACTAATCGAAAAAAGTGAGATTCAAAATGTAGGTAAGACTACTAAACTTGAGTTCGTAATTAAAGACAGTTCTACACAATGGGAGAACTATGCTAAATTTGATATATACGGAGACCACATCCAAAAGTTGAAGTATGTGAACCTAAACGATGAAATTGAAGTTGTATTCAATGTAAAGGGCAGACAGTATAATGGAAAAGTATATACTAACTTAGTAGCCTATAATATCAATACTGACTATAATAAAAAAGTTGAAACAAACCAAGTGACCGACAATAATTCAAATAACGATAATTTACCTTTTTAATATGCCTATTCCTAAACCTAAAAAGACAGAACGTAAACTTGAATTTATCAATCGTTGCATGGCGGATGATGTAATGACAAACGAATATAAAATAGCTGGTCAACGTTATGCAGTTTGTACTTTATCATTTGAGCAAACAAGACAAGCGGAATACCAAGCAAAAAAAGAAAAAAAGGATAAACAATGAAACAGACAGCAGTAGAATTTTTACAAGAGGCATTATCTATTCATTTTACTCACGAACAAGAGATGCAATTTATAGGGCTTTTCAATCAAGCCTTAGAAATGGAAAAGAAACAAAGGGGTTATACAACAGAAGATGTTTTAAAAGCAGGCGAAATGGGCGAAATAAACCATTATGATTATAAACATATTGTTTCTTTATTAGAAGAGGCAAAAGCTTTAAATTGGGAAATAAAAAAGGAATAATTTGCGCAAAGTATCGAAAAATGGTACTTATTGCAAAATAATTCTAAACAGTGAAAAAACAGAGATATGCCAAACCCTGAAAACCTTAAACCATTTAAGAAAGGTGAAACTGGAAACCCAAACGGTAGACCAAAGAAACTGCCACCTATCAAAGAACTTATTGAGAAAACTTTGGGTGAGGAGAAGAACGGTATTAGTGGAGTGGATGCTATATTCAAAGTATTACTCTCAAAGGCTGTCAAAGGCGATTTAAAAGCCTCTCAGATGCTACTGGACTATTACTATGGCAAAGCAACACAAAAGACTGAGATAAGCGGAGCAGATGGCGAAAAGATAGAATTTAAAATTGATGTAATTGAGGCGAAAGAAAATAAACCTTTTCAACCTGAATAATGAAAACAACTCCAGTTTTCTTATGGAATATATATCCTGAAAAATACTCAAACGTTACAACTGATAAGAAAGTTATTTGCGTTAATCAGGGTGGTACTTCAAGTAGTAAAACCTATTCTATATTACAAGTTCTTTTCAAGTTAGCAATAGAGAATGAAAGATTTGTAATAACAGTAGTTGGTCAAGATATACCAAACTTAAAACGTGGCGCTATCCGAGATGCTGAAACAATAGTACACTCGGATTTTGCTATTCAGTCAATGATAACAAAGTATAACGGCTCAGATAAAATTTACTATTTCAAAAACGGTTCTATCTTAGAATTTACCTCTTATGAATCTAGTCAGGATGCAAAGAACGGAAAGCGCGATGTTCTATTTGTAAACGAAGCAAACGGTATTGACTATTCTATATTCTATGAATTAGATATGCGTACAAAGTTTAGAACGTTTATCGACTATAACCCAAACGCTGAGTTTTGGGTACATGAGAAAGTATTAAAGATGCCAAACGTTGCTTTCTTTATTTCTAATTACCAGCACAATCCTTTTATATCTCAATCAATAGTTGATAGTATTGAAAGCCTGCAATATTTAGACCCTCAACTCTGGAGGGTTTACGGATTAGGGCAAACTGGAAAAATAGAAGGCTTAGTATTTGATTATAGAATAATTAACCAGATGCCAAGATACTTAGATAAAGAGGCTTATGGCTTAGACTTTGGCTTTAGTAATGACCCGACAACTTTAATACATTGCGGTTTATCAGACGGTCAAGTTTATGGTCAGGAAATAATATACAATAAAGGGTTAACTAATTCAGATATAAACAACTTATTGAGAAGTAATAATATATCTAAAAATAGTGTTATCTTTGCAGATAGCGCAGACCCAAAAAGTATTCAGGAACTTAAATTGTACGGCTGGAATATTAGACCAGCAGATAAAGGGAATGATAGTATCAATTACTCTATAAGTTTATTAAAACAATACGGAGCGATTAACATAACTCAAAACTCTGTTAACTGGATAAAAGAGGCAAAGGCTTATAAATGGAAAGAGGAACGGAATGGGAATAGAACAAACAGTCCTGTAGATGCTTTTAACCATGCTTGGGATGCTTGCAGATATTGGGCGCTCGGTATGTTATCAGCAAATAAAGGTAAAGGCTTAATGGCATTCAGTAACTAACTATATTCATATACATATAAACACAAACAAAATTCTTTTTTTATATCTAAATACATATATTATGACAAACGAAGATTTAAAGCAGATTGCAGAATTACTACCAATTTTGAGTAAGTATCCAACTAACTATCAGGCAAAGAGTTTGATGCAACAGATTCAAAGGATTCTAAACAATAACTCTGGAAACAGATTCAAGTCAGTTAGAAATACAAACGGCGGTATTTTAGCACCAGAACCAAAGACACAAAGTCAAATCATTGAGGATAAGCGCGTATCTCTTATGGAAGCAAAGAGGCTAAATGAAGAAAGTCAAGATAATGAATCAGGTCAAGTTTTAGCACATAGTGAAAACATAAAGAGAACACGAAAACCAAGAAACAATGATTAGTCTTACAACAGACAACGGCGTTAAGTTTAAATACCCTGAATCCTTACATGATATTACTTTAAAACAGTATATTGAATATTTGGATTTTGTTGAGCCTACAAAGCCACAGGTCTTAAAGGATATTGACAAGGCAAATATTAAGATTCAGGAATGCGTAGAAATCAGAGACCAGAAAGGTCTTGAAATAGCAAAAAATGAATTAAATGCAAGTATTGATAGTATAGACGATGTTGTTAAATACCAGCAGTTATTCCCTTACTATGCGCGCGTTATTTCATACTTTAGCGGTTTGGATGTTGCTTTTATCTTAGGACAGGATGGTGGAGCAGGAATGAGAGTAGACCACTTACAATGGCTATATGCTCAAACTATAAACATTTTTAACAACTTGCCTGAAGTCGAATATACAAACGTCTTAGAAGTTAATGAAGAACTTTGGTATTTGCCAGAGCGATTCATGGCTAACAGTACGGTCATTGAATTTGCAGAAGCTGCACAATTTCAGGCTAACATGGCTAAAGTTGAAGGAGGCGAATGGAAAGCACTGGCAAAAATGATGTGTGTACTTGTTAGGAAAAAAGATGAGCAATATTCTGATAAGTTATTAAAACGTGAAGAATTATTCTTATCTTGGAACTTATATGATTGTTGGACAGTAGCTTTTTTTTTGTCGAAGCAAATCGAGAAATACGCAATAAGTTCAGCAATCTATACAAACGCGCAGAATTTGATGCGGTTAAAGCAGGAATTGAGCAATTAAATGAGGGGTTTGGTTGGTATTTAACGATAAAACAAATAGCAGAGAGCGGTATTTTTAACAGACCAGATGCAACACCTATGAGAAGCGCGGAACTGGCTAATCTTTACGAGGCTTATACCTACCTTAGTAGTGTCGCAGCTGAGAATGATTACCAAAAACGCTATCAGGATGTCTTAATGAATAAACGTTAAATAATGAAATTAGTACAAATCTCAAATCTTTTTAACCAAATCTGTTTAGCTATCAATCAAAGTACGGCTGGCAGAGTTGGATTCTATCATTACGGTTGGTATTCCGATGTTAATACTAACGTACAAAACAACTGGACTGGTCAGAACACAGTAGGGGTTATTTATCCAAGTGTTCAGTTGCTATATCCTACAGCTTCCGTAGAGATTAAGGAAAAATCAGTAAGGGGAACGCTTAACTGTCGTTTGATATTCTCAGACTTACAATATTACAATAATGATGCAAGCACTAACCAGCGTTCTATAATCGAAGTACAAAGCGATTTAGAGGACTTGGCGGTTAATGTATTGAGTGAATTCAATAGAATAGGCAGAACTAAAGACTATCAATGTGGAATTACTACACCTATCTCTATTGACTACCTTAGTGACGCGCATAATAACAGTTTAGTTCTGTTAGATACAAGTTTTACTATCTGGTATCAGTGGGACTGTCCTATTGACGTTGCTGACATTTCTACTTTGACTGGAGACTTTGCAGATGTACCCCCTCCGATAATTGACTTAGAGCAAGAATAATGACACAGGAAGAAGCATTAAATACATTGAGTGAAGAGGTCGCTGAAATCGTTCTAATTTCTGTTAGGGCAGAACTGGAAGCACAAGGTCATAAGATGACTGGCGACCTTTATAACTCTATTAAGTACGAAATAAGAAGCGAAGCAGGAAAGTCAATAATAGACTATTTCTTTTTGGACTATGGTATGGTGCAAAACTACGGTATTAAAGCGGATAGGATTCCTTTTAATCCTGGTAGTGGTGCAAAGAAAAGTAAGTATATTGATGGCTTAGTTAAGTTTGTTCAGAATAGAATGGGTAAGTCAGGCAAAGAGGCGGAACGTATCGCTTTTGCTATTGCACGAAAACATAAGACAGAGGGAATGCCAACAGCTAATAGTTATAGTTCTAAATATACAAAGAATGGCAGAAGGTTAAACTGGATAAGTGAAGGTATAGCTGAAGCAACTCCAAAAGTAAACGAGGCTATTTCTAAATACTTTCCTATGGTAATTGATAGTATCATGATTTCAGCCTTTGCAGAAATAAGTAAACAAAATTCTAAAAATCTAAAAGTAAATATTAAATAAAATGGACCAGGAAACAGCTGAATTACAAGCAGGATTTTTAAACGAAATATTGACAGAGTATTTAACGTCTATCATGTTCAAAGTCTTTGCTCTTTGGGACACTCAATATAAGAAGCAATATCAAACAGTATTGATTCCTACAAAGTATGAAACAGATTATGACAATGCAAGCGAATCAGTACAATTAGCTTTTGCAAGGGTAAGCATTAAAACTTTGGTATTACCTTACTCTACAGCTGATGACTTTGTTAGTAGCTTTGACAATCAAATTTCGAGCGATACTGAACTTTATGCTTACTTAAATCCAAAACCATAATGGCTGTAATTTACACACCGCCCTACTCACCAAATTCGATGTATAGACCTAATGTCTTTGTTACGTCTCAAACAACTACTGACAATTTGGTTCTGGCTGTCGCTACTATTTTAGTTGATGGTGTTACTAATATAACATCTATAAGAAAGCCTCCAGCTTACACAACAGGAACAGCACCGATAACTTACTTTTTTGAGTTTGACGTATCAAAGACATTACAGACAGTATCTGCTCCAAATCCAAAGACAATAACAAGTGTTTTCTCAAAGGATTTAAATGTAAATTATAATTTTTTAAATACTGACTGCCATACCTCAGTAGGTTTATTGATTCAATATTATTATATTGACCCTGTTACAAATTTATTAACTATATATCCAGCAGTTGACATTATCGGAGCAGGTTATAACGCTACAATAGGAACACGACAGACTTTGGACTATATGGGTTTGGATATCTATGCTATAGGCTATCCGACAACACCCGGTATTTATGATAAATATTGGTTAACTAAACTACCATACGTTTCACCACTTGCATCAGCTACAACAAATAACCCTATTCCTATTTGTAAAACTGAGAATCTTACAATGTCTTATATTCCTACGGCAGGAACTAACGCTTTAAGAGTTATTATTTATGACCAGAATCAGACAGTTGTAGGTACTGCTGGTTATATTAGTGTAACTCCAAATAGTTCTTACACACCGAGAACTATTGGCATAGGAATACCACAGTTATCACTTGCAACTTACACTGCTTTTAATCCAACTTTTGGAACTAATTTAGCAAATATATCTGAAGGTTATTACTACTCTATTCAGGCAGGGAATCTAATTGCACCGAGCGCGTTCACTTTGCAGGGTGTTAAGTATATGTTTAAAGTTGTTGACTGTTGTGCTAATAAAGTAAGGTTGCATTGGCTTAATAGATTAGGCGGTTCAGATGCTTACACTTTTACGAATAAGAAAACAGTCTTAGAATCTAATGCAAGTGAAATAGCGCAAAAAATGCAAACTTGGATACAAGCTACACCGCCATCGCCATCTACTTATACATGGGATAAAGGTAGGTATAAGATACAACAGACAGTTTTAAAAGAGTATGAAGTTGAATCTACTTTTTACGATGTTAGTTGGGGGGAATGGTTAGCGGAACTATTGAGCAGTCCAGAAGTCTACATGGAGACACCGAGCGGTTTAGTATCGGTTGTTATTACTGACAGTCAAATAAAGATTGAAGAAACTAACGAACTGATAAACGTGACTGTGAAGTTTACAGAATCTAATAATATAAGCGTACAACAAAACTAAATGGCTGATATTAAGATAATCATAGATAATCAGGTTGTTGATTTACCAGTTAATGACTTGAATTTAAACCTTACCTATTCTTTAAAAGATAGAGATGGATTCGCTGTCAATACAGGCTCACGTTCTGAGTATTCCTTTGAACTTCCAAGTACGCATAACAACGATATTATCTTTAGCAGGTTTTATGATGTTAGTGAAGAGACAGGGAATAAACAAGTTTTACTTACTGCCAGTATTGAGGTAAACGGCTTACCATTCTTTAGCGGTTTGGCGCAGTTAACAAGTACAACGATAGAACCTGATTTATACTATTGGAAAGGCAAGACTTACAAGGTCGGTTTTTATGGAAATAATGTAGACTGGGTCGCTCAATTAAAAGATAAGTATCTATATCAGTATAACTACGGTACTCATACCTTTGACTCAGGAACGGTTTTAAGTAGCTTTAGTAATGTTTATACTGACATCTATAAGTACATTCTTATAAAGTGGAAAAATTGGTCTGTAAGCGGTGAGGTTCAATGGTCTGAATTTACCCCTGCTCTATTCGTTAAGGCTATCTTAGACAGAATCTTTAGCGATATAAGCTATACATATACAAGTAATTTCTTTAGCTTAGATAGTGCAGAACGTTTGATTATGCCAGTACCTTTAGGAGAAAAAATAACAGACCCTCAATATGGAATTGATTATTTGAATGTTGACGCTAATAGTCCAACATTGATTTTAAATCTACTTAATTACTTTCCCTTACAAATAGATAACCAAACTTTAGCACCACTTATAGGGGCGAATCCTTATAATATTGCAACTTATCAATACACAGTTCCAAATACTGGTTTTTATCTTTTAAAGATTAGAGTTGATGCAACTAATGTAACATTTGGAGGTTATTCATTTTATTTTTTAAAAAATGGCGTTGCTGCAACTTTAGCTATGCCTGTATTTACTAATGACACATTTGAATATGAACAGGTAGTTAATGCAAATATAGGGGATATTATAACTGTAAGAGCAGACCAAAATCCATTATCAACTTTAGCTACTGCTGATGTTGATGTTTATATTAGTATTGTTGGTGAAGCTGAAATAACAGGGGGTATAAATGTTAACTTTTCATATTTCATAAACAAAGAATGGAATAGCCTTGACTTTATAAAAGGTTTGGCTCATGCTTTTAACCTTACATTCCAGACAGACGTTGACAATAGAAACGTAACGATAGAACCTGCGGATACATACCTTAATCAAAGTAGACCATCGGTACAAAATAACGAACAAGGATTTTATGAAACGACTATCTTAGACTTGACTGAAGATGTTGACTTAATCAAGGGCGGTGAGATTTACTCACGTTCTGATATTAACCAGTTAGTTAAATTTAGTTGGCAGTATGATAGTAATGACCCTACACTTGAAGCATTAAACGGTATAGAGGCTGTTGCTTTACATCAGGCGCGTTTTACTTTTATACCTAATAGATTCCAAAAAGACGAAGACCTTATTGAGAATCCTTTTTTCAGTTCTACTTTAGTTATTGCCGATAGTACCATTCAGGGAGCGAATACAACAAAGACTCCAATGATGCCGATTATCTGGTCTGAAAACTACTTAGAGAATACGAGCGTAACAGAAGCGAACTATGACATTATGCCAAGACTATTGGCTACGGATAAAACAGACCCAGAGTATAACGGAACTATAAATATAAATGATGGCGCGACTACTAATGAGTACGATACCCCTGTAGCTTACATGGTTGACTATAATAATACAACTGGCGATTTCATGAGTCTTAGTTTTGGAAGTGAAACTGTTAATGGCTTTCAGATTCAGGGTTTATTAGAGAGGTTTTATATTGCTGAGTTTATAAGAAGACAGGCAGGTAAAGAGGTTGAGTGTTACATCTTCTGGGATGCTCTAATGATTCGACAGTTAGACTTTAGAAAGCGCATTAAGATTCATGGCGATAATTATATTTTGCAAGAAATAAATAGCTTTTCGGTAACAAGTAATGAATCCACAAAGACCTATTTAATATATGACGATTTAGGTAACGGAACGGAGCAGACGCAAATTAGAAACACTTTGTTAATAGGAAAATTAAACGTATAAAATGGCAAATACAGATGTTCGATTCTCGATACAATTTGATGGCACTGATTCAATTGATAAACTAACAAAAGCTATCAATGAAACAAAGGTAGCAATGAAAGATTTAGATAGGTCTACTGAAGAGTATGCTGAAAATTCTAAATTGTTAGGAAAAATTGAAGCTGAGTTAAAAGGCGTTAAAAAACAACAAGATGATGTTAATAAATCATTTTTGGAGGCATCAAATGCTTTAGGTGCTTATGACAAAGCATCATCCAAATTAAATAGACTTAGGAAAGAATATAAAAATTTAGCATTTGAAAACAAAGGCGCTACAAAAGAGGCAAAGGCATTACTTGAAGAGATACAAGCATTAGATGCACAGTTAAAAGAAACTGATGGTCAAGTAGGTCAATTCCAGAGAAATGTAGGAAATTATCCAGAAAGTTTTTTTAATGCCAAAACAGCATTGGTTAAATTTATTCCTGGTCTTGAAGATTTAAATAACAAATTTAAAGAATCTGGAGCAAGTAGTTCAGGTTTTCAAGTTGCTTTAATTGGCGCTTTTGCAGCATTTGCAGCAGGTCAAAAAATAATTCAAATTATAGGCGACTTAAATGAATTTAATAAAACATTAGGAAAAACTGAACAACAATTAAAAGCATTAACAGGAATAACAGGAGATGAATTAGATTCTTTATCTGTTGATATACAAAGTTTAGCAAAAACATTTGATGTTGATTCTAAAAGTATAATTGATTCTGCAAAGCAAATAAGTGAAAAAACAGGTGTCAGTTTTCAAGATGCAATTGGTCAGATTGAAAATGGCTTATTAAAAGGTAATGAAAGCGCGGATACATTTTTAAGTAATATAGCTGAAATGCCAGAGGCTTATGCTAAAGTATCTGAAGCCAGCGGTGAATATGCAAATAAACAAAAAGATTTATTAGAATCTAACAAAGAGCTAATTGATGGACAGATAGAAGGTGCTAAAAAATTCGAGCAGGTTGGTAGAACAATGGAGGTTCTTGGTAATAATATAAAAGCATATTTAATAGATTATTTATTATTTGCATATGAAAAAGTATTTTTGCCATTTTATAATAATGCTTTACTACCATTAGGTAATGCTTTAGACAAATTAATTAAACAGTTTGGAGGTGCTGGGATATCGTTAGAGTTTTTAGGAAAAATGGTTTATTTAGGTTACAAGCCATTAGAAATATTAATTAATCTTTATGCAAAAGTAATTGATGGATTAGCAGGTATTATTCAATACGCTAAAGAAGCTGGACAATATTTAGGTCTTGTATCCAAACAAAGTAAGGAACAATCTGACGCTGCTGTCAATAACATAAAAATGCAACAGGATGCTGAACAAAAAGCATTAGCAGAAAAACAAAAGATAGAAGCTGAAAAAGCAAAGGCTGAACAAGATGCAATAAATAAAGAAAAAGAAAGAATTGAGGCTAATAAAAAAGCTGTCGAAGAATATAAACGTCAACAAGAACAACTTCAAAAAGATAGAAAAAAGTTTATTGATGACGAAAATAAATATATAGAATCAGCCTTAAAAATAAATCAATCTATAATTGATAAAACAAATAAACTAACAACAGAACTTATAACAGATGAATATAGAAAACGCAGAGTAATAGCACAAGAAAATTATGATGCTGAAATTAAAGGTATTCAGGATAGTTTAAATGAACAGAAAAAAGCTAATATCGAAAGAATAAAAGAAGCTGAAAAGTTATTTGGTCTTAATTCAGTTCAAGCTAAAAAGGCAAAAGAAGAAGCAAAGGCAAATGAAATAGCAGGTGCTGAAGAATTAGCTAATTTACAAATTTCACTTAAAATAAAATTAACTGATGAATTATTAGCTATTGACAAAGACCAAAATAATAAACTAATTGAAGAAAATAAAAAGCTATATGACCAGCGCAAAAATCAAATTCAAAATTCATATACTAATGAGTTAAATATTTTAGATACATTTTTGGCAGAGGGTTTAATCAAAGAAGATGAGTATAATCAAAAAGTATATGAGTTAAATAAAAAGAGAATTGAAGACCTATTAGCTTTAAATAAAAATCAGTTAGCTAATAATAAGGATTTAAATACTCAAGAAATTGAGTCTATTGTTAGTTCAAATATTGCATTGAATAAAGACTTAGCAAAATTAGAATCTGAAAGAACGCAAAAGTTTAAAGAGGAAAGCGACAAAAGAACTAATAAGGATAAAGAAGAAGCGCAAAAGAGAAAAGAAAAATTAAACCAAGATATTCAAGATGCTGGCAAATATGCTCAGTTAGCTTTAGATACTTTACAGGGTTTTATTGAGATATCTGACCAGAAGCGAATGGAGCGATTAGAAAAAGATGCTGAAGCTAATCAACAATTACAGGATAATTTAAACGAGCGTTTACAAACAGCTACTGGTTTAGAGCGTAGATATTTAGAGCAGCAACTTGAAGCTAACAAACAGACAGCTGAAAACATAGCAAAGGAAAAAGAAAAAGCTGAAAAAGACGCTGCAAAGAAAAAGAAAATAGGAGCAATTATTGAATCTATTATTAACACAGCTTTAGCTATTTCTGCTGCGAATACTTTAATACCTCCAGCAAACATTCCTGCTATGATTTACGCTGGTATTGCTGGCGCTGCTCAGACAGCCTTAATCGCTGCACAGCCTCTCGCAAAGGGTGGCGTTGTTGGCAAGGGCGATGAGATAGTCCAGTTCGCTTCAGGTGGTAGAGTTACGTCAAAAGGAAATATTAAACCTTTGTCAAATGGCTACTTTAAAGACTGGCGAGATCGTGTTAAATGAAAGCCAACAAAGGCGAATAGGTTATGCTTCATTAAAAAAGGCACAGATTCCAAACTTTGCAAATGGTGGATTAGTAGGTGCGCCAAGTACGCTAATAACCAACGCAAATAATTCAATAGCAAATGAGCAAATGAGAGTTAATTTAATGGATGAAATGATTTCAGCAACTAATAACAGGATTGACAGGTTGTCGGTTGTTTATACAGCGACCACAGACTTTGAAGTCGAAAAGGGTAGAAACGATAAGAAAACGATTAAAGCAAATTCAACATTTTAGATATGTATATTAGAGAAATACCAGAGCAATACAGAGAAGAAATAAAGGCTATAATGGAGCGTCAAAAAAAGATGCTCTATTTGCCCTTTGATGACCGCAGAACGCTATTCTATTATTACTATCGGTTTATCTATGTCATGAGACAAGGCGAATCTATAGAGGCTAAAATTGAACAAGATTTAAGATGCGGTTCTTGCATCGGTAAGGTTATGAGTTACTTCAAAAAAACAGTCATAGAATGGTAGATAATGTAAATAGCAAAAGGCGTAAAAAGTGCAATAGGGATTTTATAGAGTTATTAGATTTGGATATTAACGAAACCTTAGAACGCAAAAAGCAAGATGTATCTATTCAGAATATTATTAGCTATTTGATTAGGCATAATGTAGTAAGGCAGAGTATTGTTCACAGGTACGTTGTTATCTTTACCTATCCAAACTACTTAGAGATGTATGGAAGTAAGGATAAGGCGGTAAGACAAATGGCTAAAGAATACCCTTTGGAAGCTAAAGCTATATATAGCATTTTGGCTAATCATTACGCGTATTTTCACCCTAATAAGATAGAATTTTAAAAAAAAGATAACAAAAGTTATGTAATATGAATAAGTTGTTTTAGATTTGTACTTATTAGTTAATTATATAAAACACTTACACATGAAAAACTCACTTTTTGCCCTTATGCTTTTGGTTGCTTCTGTAACCTATGGACAGACTTATTACGCGGTACAGGTTATGTCTACTGAGAATCCGCACTTAATTAAAAAGGATATGGTTGTTAAGGATACTTGCGATGTTCCTATGATTGACTTAGTAGCTGTGAATAACAGAATGCGCTCACGAATCCTTTATGTTTTTGATAACAAGTCAGAGCAGTTGGTTAATCATGCTGAATGGCTCAAGATTTATCCAGATGCTTTACTTGTTACTATGACTGAAAAGCAAGTTAAGGCTTTGAGAAAGCTATTTGATAACGTACAATAAAGAAGATAATCCAATAGCCTCTGATTTATTTCAAGCGCACTATATATCGCGAATGATTACGCGTGAGGGTAGTAGACGTACTATCGTAGGATAAACAAGTGTATAGCCACTATTTTAAAAACTAACAAAGATGGAAAAGAAACAAACAGCAATTCAATGGTTGGCTGAACAAGTTTTTGAAAATGAAAATAATATTATGAAACATCCATTATCCTATCTTATGGTTCAGGCTTTAGAACTTGAAAGAAAAAATATAATAAATTCATATTATATTGGCAATTTAAAATATTCAAAAAAAAAATATTACAAAAAATTTGTTGATGCAGAAAAATATTATATCGAAACCTATCAAAAGTAAACCTATAAGTTTACTAATTTTGTAAAAAGTAAAAATATATTTTAACATGAGCAGAATAATGATAAACGGAATCTGGTATGTTCCAGAGATAAACTCACATCTTGACATTACTGAGTATGAAGGTTGCGAATATGACGATGACGAATATTGGTACGAGGCTTCAGTTATTAAAGGGTTAGACAAAACTTTAACGGCTGAAATTTTAGACAAGCGCACAGGTAAAAAAACTTTCTTTGATAACATTACTTGGATGCAGGGAATACTACACGGACATCCTGAATGTTCTGCAAGCGCTCGCGATTATTTTACTGTTAGCGGTCTAAATACGTTTATTCAATTTCTTAGACAATTAGAAGATAAAGGCTGGCTATGAAAACCTATATAGTTTACTTTGAGATATTCGGTAAGAAAATGAAAACGGAAGTTAAGGCTCAAGACCCTGCAAAAGCAAGGCAAAAGGTTATTGATAAACTGATATTTCATAAAGTCGAATTTAAAGATAATGTAGGCGATATTCCAGGCAATATCAAAGATTTATTTGGAGATATATTTAAGTTTTAGTTTTAGTTTAGTTAGTAAAGGTTTTAGTGATTACCTCTGTACAAAAGTGCAGGGGTTTTTTGTTTTATACCATTACGTTAAGATTCACGAAATGCTATTTACTAAAATCTTTATTTTTTAGAATATTGCTCAATTAACTTTGTGTTCAAAGTTTATACAATGGAACAAATCGATATAATTGGAGCAATAGATAGTTATTCAGATGCGAACGCTAATAACCTTAGAGCGCAACTTGAAACAGCAAACGGTAGCGATGTAACTCTTAACATAGCTTCGGAAGGTGGATCTTACTTTGAGGGTCTTACTATGGCTTCCATGATCTCAACTTATAAAGGAAAAACAACGGCAAAGGGAATCGGAATTGTTGCCAGTGCAGCAACGGTTGTCTTTTTAGCTGCTGACGAAAAGATACTTACTAAGAATAGTTTCTTTATGATTCATTCTGCGTGGGCAGGTGCTGAAGGGAATGCAAAAGAAATCAGTAAGACAGTTGAACTATTGAGTAAAGTAGATGAGCAAATGGTTAACATCTATACGGCTCAAATGGAAAGCAAAGGTAAGCTAATCAATAACTCTATTGAAGAGACTAAAGCCTATGTAAAAGAAATGATGCAGGCAGAAACGTGGCTTAGTGCAGAAGAGGCTGTAGACTATGGCTTTGCGGATTACATAATGGATGAAGCACAAATACAGGACTATAATACTTATGCAGCGGTAATAAATAAAGTACGCGCTGAATCTAAATTTAAAAACATTCCAAAAATTAAAAACAGTATGAACGACAAGAAAAGTCTGTTACAAAGTATCGCTTCTGTTTTTGGTTTCAAAGCTGAAATAGTCGAAGAAAAAGATATGACAGTTATTGAAGAACCAAAGGCTTTAGAGATTGAAATCGAAAGGGAGTTTGAAGATTACACTCCACAGGAAAAAATCGATTACTACAAAAAAATGATTGCTGAACTTGAAGCTGAAAAAGAAGCAATGTCTACGGAAATGGCTGCCATGAAAGAGAAAATCAAATCTCAGGAAGACATGATGAAAGACAAAGAAGCTGTCTTATCTCAAAAAGAGAAAATGATGGAAGAAGCACAGGCTCAAGCATTCGCAAAAATCGCTTACAAAAGTGAAAACAAAGGAACGGCTGTAAAGAGTAAATTTACTCAAGACCAGATTGTTCAAGCGTCATCGTTTATCAAATCATTGTTAAATAAATAAACCTTAAAAAAATGGCTTTTAATAAAGAAAATTTCTATCAAGAGGGTAACAGTCAAGAGTTTTTCTTTTCTCGTACAAACCCACTTGCAAACCCTGCTAACGCTGAAATCCTAAAGATTAAAAAAACAGGATGTTGCGATACTGAATTTGCCTTAGTTGCTGAGTACGCTTACAACGGTATGGGTCAAACATTCGAGATTGACTTTTCTGCTCCTACTTCAACTATCGATTCAAGATATGTTAAGGTTGTTGTAACAGATGGTCTTGGAAACTTTGCTACTGCTGTAGGAACTGGTACTGTTTCAAGTTTGACAGTTGACGTTGCTAACTTAGATGTTTCAGTTGTTTGGACTGTATCTGTAGTTATCGAAGTTCTTTCTAACGCTTCTGTAGATTGTCCTTGCATGGTTGAGTACACATTCCCTTACAATAGCTTTGTAGGTTCTGTAACTGTTGACACTACTACTTTGTATGCTGCGAGAGTTGCTGTGTTTGAAGCTGATGGTACAACTGCTATTGCTGACGCTGGTACTTATGACTTAGGAACATTCCCTGATGGTGGAACAACTGAAGATTTTAGTATAGTAATTAAAAATACTGGTGCTTCAGTTTTAACTATCAGTTCTGTTACATTTTCTGGTGACGTTCTTAGCTTTACGCTTCCAGCTTTTGCAGGTGTTATTTATCCTGGTAACTCAATAACTTTAAAAGGAACTGTTGATGCTTCAGGTGCAGCTGGTTCTTACACAGGTGCAATTGTTATCAATAGCGATGCTTCAAATGTAGCTGTTTATAATGTTACTATTGATTACACTTTGGCTTAATCTTAATTTTAAAACTTTAAATTGAAATATAATAATTATGGCAATATATGAAAACGGTCAGTTCAATATCAATTTGATTGGCGAACAGGCACAGGAATTACTTTTGAAACCAGTGTTTTTTGATGCTGAAGTTGAAGACATTTTTGATACTATGTTACTTGTTAACAAGAAACAAAATATCGGTTATGTTGGCGAAATGGAAAACATCCTACAATTAGGCGATGGTTGCGGTTGGACTCCAAAGGGTGCAATGTCTATCTATGAAAGATGTATTGAGACTGAATTTGTAAAGGCAAACGTAGAACTTTGTTTTGACGAATTTAAAGATACTGTTTACAAGCAACTTCTTAAAAAAGGAACTCAGATTGATAATCTTGAAGGTACGATCTTCATGGATCTACTTTTGTTAAGAATGCAACAAGCAGTTAGAAAACAGGCTTTACTTCTTTCTTTCTTCGGAGACAAGGCTTCTGCTAACAATGACGTTAATATCGTAGACGGTATGTGGTCAGTTTACATTCCAAACTTGGTTGCTCTTAACTTAGTTCCTTACATCAACTCAAACTCTGGTGTTCCATTGGGAGCAGGTGACGGTATTGACTTACTACAAGCTGTTTGGGAAAACTCTACTAACGTATTGAGTGCAGTTCCTGAAGCTGAAAAGGTATTCTTAGTTTCTGCTAACGTTTACAGACAATACTTAGCTGACCTACAAAACAACGGTATCTCTTCAAATATGCACCTTGAATTGTTAATGAATGGTACTACCAGATTGACATTTAACGGTATCGAAGTTAAGCCTATGTACGAATGGCAAAGCTACGCTTTAGCTTATCAAGGAATCAATGACGCTAACTACGTTCTTTACACTAAGAGAGACAACTTAGTAATGGGTACTGACGTTACAAGTCCATTGAACCAAGTTCAGGCTTGGCAGGATTGGGAAAGTGAGAAATTGAAAGCTAAGATTAAATTCTACTTAGGTTTCAACTATAAGCACAATGAACTTATCACTGTAGCATACTAAAAAAAAGGGGGTTGAAATATACCCCCTATATCTATTAACAAAATAAATCTATATTATATATGAGTTGTTTAACTTCAGGATATAGTGTTAGTTGTTCAACATCTTGTTCAGGCGGTCTTTATAAGTTCTGGTTGGCAAGTATTGGCGATATAACTTCACTTACCTACACAAGTGGTGAATTGACAGCAATTACTATGAATGGTGCTGCTAAATTTTATGAGTTTATCCCTTACCAAGAAACTGGTAGCTGGGTAGAAACTGGTGAGAGAACAAACTGTAATACAGTTGTAACTCAAACTTTGACAGGTATATTCCCTTGTCATGCTCAAGACATGAAAGAAGCTATTGACGAATTGAAGGCTTGTTGTTGTGGATTCGTGGTTATTCACGAAGAAAACAATGGTACAAGATGGATTTGGGGAGTACCTCAATCTTTGTCTTCAAATGGTGTTCACTTCCCTGCTCAATTGACAGCGTTTGAAACTACTACAGGAACTGCTATCAATGACCAGAATCAGGCTTCAATAACTTTGGTTTCTCGCGGTACTGCTTTGGCATGGCCAGTAGCTTCAGCGGTTACTATTCCAGTATAGGCTCTGCTTTGTTCGTTATATATCGGAGGGTGGTTAATAGCCACCCTTTTTAAAATTTTAAAGCTATGTTTAAAGTAACTGATAAATTTAAAGACTGTACTGTTTATTGTTCTCAATTTAACGTATCTTTAAAGGATGCTACACAAGACCAATTAGAGCATTTGTATCACATAGGTCATGAGGGTGTAATTGCAGATAAAAAAAAGGTAAAGAACAAACCAGTAGACAATCTTGAAAATGAAAAACAAAACGAATCTGAGGGCGAATAGAATCAATGCGAATCCTGCCACCTCGAACAAAGTCCACGCGTGGACAGGTGTTCAGCTTGGTGTTCGCCCTTTTTTAATAGATGACATCTTTAGAGAACCAACTAAAGAGTTTTTAGATACAACGGTTGTAGAGTATATTCCTTTTAATACCTATGACCTTTGGCGATTAGATAGGATTCAGGCTATCTGTAATAATTCCACTACTACGTCTTCAATTATTCAACAAAAAGTAAACTACGCTTTAGGTGATGGGTTTTATAGCGTACCTGCTGCTTCTCTTAATATCCTTTCGAGCGTTCGCGAGCAGTTGGTTGACAAGGCACAGATAACAATGGAGCAAGAAATTGAACTAAATGATTTCTTAATGAATGTTAACCCTGAGAATGAAAGTTTAGAGGAATTGAGTGCAAAGATATTTAAAGACTTTGCCAGTTTTGGTAATGCCTTTATAGAGTTACAAAGAATTAAGGTAGGCGGAACGTTGAAATATACGATGCGATTACTACCTATTACATGGTGTAGACCAAAGAAGGCAGCTAAAGACGAACTTTACCCTACTCATATAGGTATCAGTTCTGAGTTTGAGCAACACTATATTATAACACCAAAAGACCCTATTGACTTACCACTTTTCCCACACTTCGAGCGATTCGATAACGTGGAAAAATCTATTATACATTTAAAGAATTACGAACCTACTTTAGTTTATTGGGGTATTCCTGACTGGGTCAGTGCAAAGATATGGAGCGAATTAGAATATAGGATTCCAAAGTTTAATCAAAGTAAGTTTGAGAATGGTTTCACTCCAAGTGCTATTATTTCTTTATACGGTTCTACAAATCAGGAAGAGGCTCAGGAAGTAGTAAGGGCGATGCGCGACTGTTTTACTGGTACTGGGAATAATAACAAGATGTTTATTCAGGCTTTGAGAGATAACAGTTATAAGGCTGATGTACAAGTTTTGGATAGTAGTTTTGATGGCGAATTTATGCAGTTGCAAAGTATAGCACAACAAGCTATTGTTTCTGCTCACAGATGGACTATGAGTTTAGGCGGTTTTAGTACAGCTGGTCAGCAAGGCACTAACCAACAAACAAGAACAGAGTTTGATATTGTTTATAATACTGTTATTAGACCTATACAAAGAATGTTTTTAACTAAGTTTTTAAACCCAGTTATTCAAGACGCTGCTAAATTCTTTGGCAAAGATTGGTCGAATATTGCTTTGGATATTGCTAAATCTTATCCTACATCTTTTGCTGGTGATTTAGATATTAAGACTGTTTTAACAACCGATGAGCAAAGAGCGGAACTTGGTTTTCAGCCTTTGGAGAAAGTAACTCCTGAGACAGAATTACAGCCATTACCTGAAGATCCTATCATGGCAAGTATTAAGGTTCAAGACAGTTATGCTGATTATCCTAAAGAGGCTATAAATAATGCCAAACGTGCTTTAAAATATGCTGAAGAAAACGGCTGGGGAAGCTGTGGAGAAGCGACAGGAAAAGCGCGCGCTAATCAATTAGCAAAGGGCGAACCAATTAGTAGAGATACAATTGCAAGAATGGCATCTTTTAAAAGACACCAACAGCATAAGAATGTTCCTTACTCAGAAGGTTGTGGCGGTTTGATGTGGGACAGTTGGGGCGGTGACGCAGGAATAGAATGGGCGATTAACAAACTTAAAGAAATAGATAGCAAATGAGTACATTGATTAAGCCTCAAGAGGTTGTTAATACAGGTATCTATAGAGCAGCGCCAGTTAATACTCGCTTTGATATTAACATTATAGCACCTCACATTAAGAGTGCAGAAGAACGCTTTTTGCTTCCTTTGTTGGGTTCGGCTTTATATAATGATATGATACTACAACAGAATGCGAACGTATCAAATTATAACCCTGACGCTGGTGCTATCGTTCAAAAGTTCCCAACTAACGCTGCCTATGAAATCCTTTGGACATCCTATGTTTTAAGATATATAGGTTATGTTATTTATTACGAGGCTTTACCTTATTTGACGTTCCAAGTTAGTAGTAAGGGTATCTTTACAAATGATAGTGAGTTTGCTTCAAATGGCGGTTTGGCTTCTGTTAAATTCATGCAGGATAACACGCTTCAAAAGATAGATAATTTAAAACCTTTAATAGAAAAATACCTTTGTGATAACAAGAATACTTTGCCTCTGTTTGATAGTAAACATTGCGATTGCCATAGCTGTGAGGATGACAATAATTGCGGTTGCGGTTATGGTCATGAATGCGGTTATTTTTTAAGATCTGGCTTTTATTGTAGATCTTGCAGAACAAGAAAAAATAATTCAACAAATATAATATTATACTAAAATGAACATAGTAAAACAGTCAACTGGTAACGTAGTTTTAACTGATAACAGCGGTAATATCTTAAAGGTATTTGTTCAGGTTAATGCTTTGGATGTTGTTAGTTCAAATGAGATTATCGTTAAGTACGGAATGAATCAATGGACTACACTTTTTGCTGACCAGATAGATAACACTCAGATAGAACCTGCTGCAGCTGTTCCTTTCAATGGAAACGCTTACTCTTTGGTTTCACTACTTAGTAGCTCTTTTTTTTTTGAGTTAAGTGGGGGCGGTGGGTCTCAGAATCTAAGTCAAGTTTTAACTGTTGGTAACTCAGCAGGGAATCAGGATATTATTGACATTGACAAATTAGATTTTAACACAGCTACCACAGATACTGCTGGTGCTGGTCAGCTTGTTTGGAATGATACTTTAGGAACTTTAGACTTAGGTTTAAAAGGTGGCACTACAATTTCAAATGTAGGTCAGCATCTTCATGCAAGGGTAGTTAATAAGACATCTCCTTTAGTTCCTTTGACTAAGGCAGGTTATCAGGTTGTTATTGTTTCAGGTGCTACTGGTCAGAGGTTATCTGTTAAGTTAGCTAAGGCTGACAATGACGCTAATAGTGCTGGAACTTTAGGAATTGTTTGTGAGAATATAGCAGTTAACCAAGAGGGTTTTATTGTATCAGTAGGTCAGTTAACTAACATCAATACAACTGGTAGCTTACAGGGTGAAACTTGGAACGATGGAGATTCATTGTATTTAAGTCCTTCAACTTTTGGAGCGGTTACAAATGTAAAACCGAGCGCACCATTTCACGAGGTTAGGGTTGGTTATGTCGAATATGCTCACGCTATCAATGGTAAGATTTACGTTAAGATTGACAACGGTTATGAACTTAACGAATTGCATAACGTAGATATAAACACAGGTACTTTAGCAAATAATGATATTATAGCTTATAACTCAAGTACATTAGTTTGGGAGAACAAAACGATATCGACAGCTTTAGGTTATACACCTGCTCAAAGCGAAGGATGGACAGTTATTGTAAAAAGTGCAAATCAAAATGTAGTTAATAGTTCAACTTTGGTAGATGATACAGAACTTCAATTTTCTGTAGTAGCTGGTGGAAACTATATGATTCAAATGGTTTTAGCTACAGCTGGAGATAGTACGTTAAATGATTACAAATTTGGTTATGCTGTTAGTGCAGGTACTATGACTGGTTCTGGAAATGCTATTTGCAGGAATGCTGCAAATTCTGCTGTTGTAACTGCTATAAACGTCTCTGGTGCAAGTATAACAAATGCTATCCCTATAGGTCAAATAGGAAATTTAAATGGAATAACAACTGGTACTATTGATTTTGGATTCTATGCGACAAATAATGGTATATTTAAATTTCAATTTGCTTTAAACTCTGGAGCATCTGGAACAGCCAGAACTTGTAAAGGAACAATTTTAAAATTTAAAAGATTAGATTAAATTATGGCACTATTATTATCAAAAAACACAACAACTATTTTAGTTCAAAATACTGATATTGAACTGGCTTCTGTTTATGTTAGAATTGTTTTCACTTGTAATTTAGATGGAACGCTAACAGTAAACTATAAAACGTATTTAAACTATGATAGCTTTTTAGAGGGTAAAGAGTTAAGTACAAATATAGTTAACCTTACTTATAACTTTGCTATACTTCCAACTGAGACACAAAGTTTAGAAACGGCTTTGCTTTATATGCAAAATGAATTTATATTGTTAGGGTATAATGTTATAATTGATTAAATTTAAATAATGAAGACTTTACTATCAGACGTTGTTAACGTTTTACACTCTGTACTACTTACTATATTAGTCTTTTTAAATCCTATTGCAGGTGTTATTTTGACTGTTATTAGCTTTGTAACTATTGATACTTTATTTGCTTACTGGAGGGTTAAGAAGGTAGGCATGAAGTGGACAAGTAGAAAGTTAAGAGTAGGTCTGGTAAATAAGTCTATCACTTATATTAGTTTGATTATTCTTTTTTTCTTAATGGATAAATTTATTTTGAATAGTTTATTTGTTAATTTGGTAAAGATTGAATATTTTATGACTAAATTATTAAGTTTAGTTTTTATCTTTATAGAGTTCACTTCAATAGATGAAAGTTATACCATAGTAAAGGGAAAAAGTATCTTCACGAGCGTTAAGGAATTAATAGGTAAGGCGAATGATATAAAGAACGATTTAAAGAACTTCAACGAAGACAAACAATAAGACAATCTGCATTTTAGACCATGAATGAAGGGTAGCCCCGTAAGGCTATCCTTTTTCATTTTACAGATTAGAGAAAATTTATTTTACAGATTATTAAAAAAAAGATAACAAAAGTTTTGTTTTGTAAATATAAGGTTTTAAATTTGACCTATCAATAACACAAAACACTAATTTTATGCTAAACGAAAACAGAACTTTTGAACATGGCAAATTTTATTTTGTAGCTTTGGATGCTCAATTTACTATTTGTTGGTACTGCGAACCTCAGAATTGTTTTATCGCTTATGACGATACAAGGATTGGTAGACATTATGCTTACGTTGTAGGCGATGCAATCGAAACTCCTGAAGTTAATCAATGGCTAATGAATAAATACTACAATGACCGCAAAGAGTTTATTAAGTACTACGAACCTGATTACTTACCAGAGCAAAAGTTAAGAATGCTTTATGAATATCAAAGTATTTTAGAGAGTGAAAATCAATTAGACGAATATGAAAACTGGCTTTTAAAATGATAATTACAGACTATGTTAACGGCTTTAAGGTAACGCTTCAAATAAGTTGCAAACACAATAAAAAAACTGATATGTCAAAGTTTGAAATAGATAGCATTCACATTGAAGATATTTTTATTGAAGACTTTCAAAGAGCCTTAAATGTTTTAAACATGGATGTAGTAGAGTTTACTCAATTATTTATTAACAATTATTATAGATTAAATTAGTCATGAGCGCAATTACACACGATTTTATTATTAACGGCTTAAAGGTAACTGTTGAGGCTGAATATTGGAAAGGTTTTAAAGGTAGTCTGGAAGAACCAGCAGAACCTGCAGGATGGGACATCCAAGATATTTGGGTAGAGGATGTTAATATCTTTGACTTAGATGAAACGGCTCAAGCTGTTGGATACTTCACTTGGTACGAATTGAATGCAGACCTTAACGATATGCTTAACGAAGAATACCACGATTACATTAAATATAATTTCTAATCTTTAAATATTTTTATCATGCAAACACAAGAAATAACAGCGGATTTTTATCAAAGCCAAACTATCACAGACTTAATTCAGTCTATGGTTAAATTCCAAATTGCTTTTCAAAATGCAAGTCTTAAAAAAGATGCAAAAAATGAACATCTAAGAAATTCCTATGTAAGTTTAGACAACTTATTGCACGTTATAAGACCTATTCTAAGCGAAAATAACTTAGTCATAGTTCAGTCTTTAGCAGGCGACTATTTGAGAACTGTTATATACCACGTTTCTGGACAGTATATAGGTTCTAAAATGCCATTTAATCCAATGTCTGGAAACAAAGGAACTAATGCCTTACAAGAGTTAGGCGGTGGCATTACTTATGCAAAGCGTTATTCTCTTTCAGCCTTACTTCAGATTTCTGTTGATGTCGATAACGATGGTCAGGATAGTAAACTTAAAAGTGAACAATTAAAGAAAGCGCCAGCAAAGAAAAAAGTAGAAAGTATTGAGCAACTAAATAAAATTGTTGACTGGGTTCTGGAGGATTTGAGCAGGCACGAAAAGGTTAATCAGTTTTATGACTTAGACAAAGGTCAGTTTGAATGGTTAAATATGGAGATTCAGAATAGAACCATGTAAATATAATTTTAGTACAACAGCTAAATATAGTTTTAATACGGCGGTCACTATGTTCTATTTGTAACAAAAACCGCCTTATTTTATATGATTATTATTGAATAGATAAAAGATATAACACAAACAAAAAACATAGCTTAAAACGGATATTTTTATGATAGATTTAAACGATAAAAAATTGATTTATGAGCAGGTTATGGAATACTGCAAAGAGAATAATATTAGAATTAAAGATTTTTATAGTTCTATTGATATTACAGACGTTGGATTTCGCAAAACGTGGGCAAAGAAAAACCCCCAGAGTATAGAGACTTTGATTGATATAATAGACTTTATGAATAAAAACAAGAAAAATGATTAATATATTATTCTTAATTTTTGTCATGGTACTATTGAACTGGTATTTAAATTTCTTTGAAGATGAATCATAGTAAGTTAACACCTGAAATGGTAGAGGGTATAAAAAAGGATTACTTAAAAGGAAATACTCAAAAGACAATCATTTATAAGTACAGGATTTCAACGGCTACAATGTACAGTATCTGTGAGGGTCTTAAACAGAAGCGTAAAGAGAAAAATATATTTGAAAAGGTGCATTTTGATAGAGAACATTATCAGTTAACTCTTGGCAAATTAGCAATCAAATACTGTATATCTGAAAACTACGTCAAAAGAATTTTATATAACAAGGAATTTAATGAATATATGAAACATCCAGATACAGGCTTGAAGCAAAAACTACAAAGTGATATTGTTTATTTGATTCATTCTATTGAATATGTTTACAGTCACACTGGTGCAGAAGACCAAAAGGTTTACAAGTATCATAATTTTTTAAAATCAAAGTTGTTTTATATTGAGTTTGTAGACCATCCTGTTTTTGGCTGGTACTACCATTGTGACAGTCGCGGTAAAAACATCTGCGACAGTCGCTATGCCAAAAGATACTTTGATAATATTGAAGACTGTAAAAAAGATTTGGGAAAAACCTTAAGAAAGTTGGGATATTAAATAATATTTTTTATATTTGTGAATCGAAATGATTGTCGGGAAGCAATCAGATAAATTTATAACAGCCTCAGGGGTTATTATGTCTTCCCGCATAGTAACTTTTCTGAGGCTAATTTTTTTTAATGAATGAAATATAATATTCAGATTAACCAAAAAGCTATAATAGATTTAAGGTTAAATCTTACCTTGGAAGAGGCTATTATTTTAGATTTTTGCATGCAATTTGTAAACTCACCACAGGCAGTTAAAATCTATTATAACAATTCAATGTATGTTTGGATTAGCCATAATTTAATACTTGAAAATTTACCTATATTGAAACTAAAAAAAGATTCAATTTATAGGAAAATGAAAGAACTTTGCGAAAAACAATTTTTATTGATACATCCTGAAACGCAAAAACTTGGGCGTTCATATTATTCAATAGGAATAAATGCAAATAAACTTATATTTTCACCCTCGGAAGAAAATCCGAACCCTCGGATAAACACCCATAGCCCTACGGATAAAAATCCGAACCCCTACGGAAATAAATCCGAAGCCCCCTCGGAAGAAAATCCGAACTATAATAATATAAATTATAATACTATAAATAATAATTATATAATAGATAATAAAGAAAGCGTTTCTGTTTCTGAATCCGAAATTGAATCTGTTAAGTATTATTTTGAAACTAACCAAATCTTAGAACTGCTAACAGAAAAAACTGGAGCTAAATATAAGATACCAAAAACTAAATCGCTATTATTACGCTACGGAGTTTATAAGCTAATCAAAGAACGCTTTGAAGATGGCGCTATCTTAGAAGACTTTGTCAATATTATAGAGTATAAATATAATGAGTGGATAAACACCAAATTTATTTCTTACTTAGTCCCAGATACACTATTCCGAAAATCTAATTTTGAAAAGTATCTTACACAAATTCAAATTAAACCTATTTCTAACAACACAAATAATTTAATCGATGACAATGGAAATTACGCAAAGACCGATGAGGGTAGAAAGTTGTTTCATGCTAACGTTGCAAAAGGTGCAGCAGACGCTATCCGTGCAATCAGAAACGGCGAAAGAGATGATTTTTGGCTACGAATATCCAATGCGAAACCAGAATGATGCAGAACTGGGGCCAGCTTTAGGTGCAGCTTTATCTATTTGCGCTGAAGTTTATTGTGGTATCAAAGAAAATACTCTTAACCAAAATATCCTTATTGAATGTTCTAAGTTCGTTTATAAATATTATAAGGATTTGGGCCTGTTAGAAATCCGCGAGGCTTTTGAAATGTGCGCTAATAACAAATTTGAAAAGGTAAACATGAGAGCGTACTACGGTCAATTTAACGTTTCAATGTTAGGAGATATTCTAAGCGCGTACAAATCTGAAAGGAATAAGGTTTTAAATAAGATACTTCATGAACATGAGCGCGCTATCTCTGGCGAATCATTTATGGATATTGTAGAACATAAAAACTATATAGCCAGACAGGAAGTTATCGCAGAGTTTAAAGAGCAAATTGAACGTAGAAAAAATGGCTTAGAACTTAAATATAAAACAGTTGACGAAATACGTATTCACTGGCCCAAAATTTTAATTGATAACGGAATCATTGAATTACCTATTGAAAGAAAGCGCGAAATCTGGAATGAAGCCAAAGAGTTAGTTATGAAAAAACTTAGAAAAACAGCTGCTAACTTTCAAGATATTTACGAAGCCAAAGGAGCGCGTCAAATGATTAAAACTATTGAGACAAACGGACAAAAGACGATCAGAGAAAAAACAGAGGTTCTGTATGGTAAATTATACGTTTGGGAATTTTTAAAATAATACTATGAATCTATTATATAAAATCGCTTTAGTTTTATTTTTAGAACCTCAGACCCAGAGCGAATACTGCCAGAAATACTATCCTATTGCTTACCTTTGTGAGATAGCCTATGGAGTTCCAGTATCAATACAATTAGCGCAGGCATTACAGGAATCTGGAGGCGGAAAGTCAAACATCGCTAAAAACTCTAATAACCACTTCGGTATTAAGTACTATAAGAACGCTTACAACGGTCATTACTTTATAGATCGCAAAGGTATAAAATGGAGAGCGTACGATTCCGTTTATGAATCCTATATTGACCATGCAAAGTTCTTACATAAGCATTACAGACGCGCCTGTTTTAAAGATTACAGCTATTGGTCTAATTTAAACGGATATGCAGAAAAAGGTTACTGGAAGCATATTTGTAAAATAGCAAAAAATAAAAAACTTTATTTATTAGATAACCACAAAACACAAAATTAAATTATGAAAAAAGATGAATTTATCAAATCGCAAATGATTTACAGACCAACTATTCCGAGCGTTAAAATCAAAGGGAATAAAAGAATCATGATAGAAATAGATGAGCAAAGAATGGTTAACAAGTTTGAAGAGCCAAAAAGGCTAAAGATAACCTGTTTTGACTTTCAACTGGCTGAAACCTTAGAGCGTTACAAATCTCGCAACCCTATAATATTAAAAGAATGGTAAGCATAAACCCTCAATATTTAATAGAAGCTGTTAGCAAATTGTTTGAATTTAAAACAAATGATATTGTTATTAAGTATATAGAATCCGAAAGAATTAAAGAACTTATTGATAATCCTAAATTTGAACAATGATAATAATAGGAATAGACCCAGCAATAAGAAAAAACGG